ACCGAGGTCGCCGAAATCAACCCACTGACCGTCGCGGTCCGTGACTATTTGCAACTCGTGGAGGTCGTGACCGTCACCATCAAAATAGGTGAACTCGGAAGTGACCGACACGACCGCGCCAGATTCATCACGCACCACCGTGAGTCGCTCCGAATCGCCAGAATCCGCCAACTCGTTAATGACCGTGGTCACCTTCTCCAACTCATCCGCGTGGATGAGCGGACACAGAAAACCATTCCAAGTGTCGTCGGCGTTGTACTTCGCACGAAGCCCCTCCGCCCACATCTCATCACAGGAAACCCTGCCCTCTTTCATTACTGACATGACCTACCCCTTCAGTAGTTGACCGGCACCCATCGCACCGGACACAAAGGAGAGTACACGACGCCACGCCAATACTCAACTATTCAACGATGACCACCACAACCCACGGCATAGGCGGGCTTCTCTCCGAACTACTGACTGCTCGCCGGTATCTCCGATGAATCACGCACGGAGGAGGGGGAGGGGGTGCCGTATCGTTTGCCCAGAATGTTCGTTATGTAACGTCGGCACTTGGTGACCGCTGAGAGTGGCGAGCTGACCGCGCAAAGTGACGACTGGGGGTGTGCCGAGGCTGGGGGACCGGTATATACGTATTAGCCGCGCGTGACATTTTCACTCTTTTTGCTGTTTGCGTCCAGTATGGTTTGTGTTGTTCACAGGTTTTCCCCTGACGCTTGTGGATATCTCCTGTTCGAGCGGGTGTTGAAGCATCTCAGCGGGGGTTCGTGTACGCATTTGGTAGCAAGCCCCCCTTGAGGGGGGTGCGCTAGTGGGGGTGGTGCGCAACAAGGGAGTGGTGCTAATGGCTTCCCCCCACGCTTCAGCTCTTTTGAGCTTGGTGGCCGTAGCCAGTTTGTTTTAGCCGACACCGAATGGTTAATGAGTTGACGTTCATTACGCTGCTTGAACCGGTTACGCAACAGGGGAAGGTTCGGTCTTGGGTACTTCTTGGTTGCAGGGTTCATCTACCCACGTTTCCGTGTGTTTTCGCCCGCACCGTGCAAATGGTGTACGCCCTTGCGTCTGCAACTTGTGGCGCAACTATACACGATGCGTGTAGGTTTGCAACAGATGATGATTGTTGGTGTTGTTCAGGTGGTTTGCCCGTGCAGTGTTCCTGCACCGTTTCATCAAACAATGTGCGGTGATGATGAGGGGGAGGATTGATGGGTACTAAGCGTCATGTTCCACCGGAGGATAAAGCTCGTTATTGGGCTTGTCGTCAGGCTGGGATGACTCAGGGTGAGGCTGCTCGTGTTGCTGGTATTCATATCAACACTGCGTCGAATTGGGAGAAGAAGTCTCGACGGGCGAAAGCGGAGTTGGAGGTTGCCCGTTTAGAGGAGAAACAAACGTATGCGAAGGGCGGTGGTGCTCAGCGTCAGCAGGTGTTTGGGAAGTTGAATGAGGCTGTTGATTTACCTCCGGCTATTCCTGCGGACCGCCTGTGCGATGCGGCTAAGCGGGGTTTGGAGGATTTTGATTTTTTTCGCAGGTACTATTTGGGGAGGGTTCCGTCTCCGTGGCAGGTTGAAGCTGCGTATGTGATTGTGAAGCAGTTGGAGTCGGAGGAGAAGGAGTTTCTGGTTTTGAACTGCCCTCCTGGTGCGGGTAAGTCGACCCTGTTTCATGATGTGGCGGTTTGGTGCATTGTGCGGAACAGGGCGATTCGTATTCTTATTGGGTCGGTTTCGCAGGCTTTGGCGAAAATGTACAGTCGCCGTATCAGGGACACCCTTCAAAGGCCAACCCTTTTGGAGCCGGACCCTGAGCTGATTCGTAAGGGTTTAGCAGTGAAAGCGGAGGGGTGTTTGTCGATTGATTATGGGCGGTTTCAGCCGTCTGATAAGGGTGCTTTGTGGCGGGCTGAGGAGTTCATTGTTGAACAGGACATCCCTGGGAACTTGGATAATAAGGAGCCGACGGTTCGGGCGTACGGTATTGATGCTGAGTTCATCGGTCACCGTGCCGATTTGTGTTTGTTTGATGACGTGGCGAACAGTGAGAACAGCAAAGAGTCGTCGTCGCGGGACAAGTTGTTGGAGAAATGGGATAACACCGCTGAGGCTCGTGTTGACCCTGGTGGGGTTTTGGCTGTTATTGGGCAGCGTTTGTCGTCGTCTGATTTGTATGCGCATTGTTTAGCGAAGTTCACGTACGATGATGACGATTTTTTTGATGGGGATGATGTGAACCCTGAGGATTTGGGGGATGCGTTGAAGGAACCGATGAAAATCCCGAAATATAAACATATTGTTTATAAGGCGTACTATGAGGAGTTGGATACCGGTAGGGAGTCCAGGTCAACAAAAGCGAAACCGTACCCTGACGGGCCGTTGTTGGACCCTGTCAGGTTGTCGTGGAAAGATTTGTCTGTTATCAGACAGTCCAACCCGCCGATGTTTAAGGTTGTGTACCAACAGGAGGACATGGCGGAGGATTCGTACCTGTGCAACCGCACCTGGTTGACCGGTGGGTTGGGTCCGGACGGGGTGTTGTACCCAGGGTGTATTGATGACACACGGTTACCTGGGCATATCCCGCCAGGGTTGGCACCGCCGATTGTGTCGCTCATCTCCATCGACCCTTCCCCCACACAGTTTTGGGGAATCCTGTGGATTTTGTACCAACCTGACACGAACCTGTATCACGTCATTGATGTGAAACGCACCAAACTGACCGCTGAGGCGTTGTTGGGGTACAACACGTCAACCCAGGAGTATTCGGGGTTGTTGGAGGAGATGGTGAACGACGCTTGGTCGCTTGGTTACCCTGTGTCCCATGTCATTGTGGAGATTAACGCGGCGCAACGGTTCCTTTTGGCGCATGATTTTGTGAAGAAATGGCAGGCGTTGCACCAGTTGAACATTGTTCCGCACACCACTTCCCGCAACAAACTTGACCAGAACTTGGGTATTGAGGCTTTGATTCCTCCGATTGTGCGCAGCGGGTCGCTCAGGTTGCCGACGATGCGGGGGAACTGGCAGACGTTGGCGTTGGTGGATGAGTTGACGAAATGGCAACGCGACAAAAAATCGGGGACTGACTTGGCGATGGCTTTGTGGTTCGCAACGCTTCACGCCCAAAACCTGTCTGGGGTGAAACAGCCACCTCGACTGTGGAGGCCGTCTTGGTTGTGAATGGTGTATCTTTAACTCAACCATGCCGATGACACCTGATGACATAGTTGCCCTTTACACGGCTCGTCTTGAAGCACAAGGGCCGGTTCTTGCGCAGATGCGCAAAGTGCGCGACCTCGCCAACGGTGACATTATCGTGCCGTTAAACGAGTTGGACCGGTCAGCGAAATCGTCGGTTGCGAACCTTTTGGTGCAAGGGTTGGACCAAATGTCTATGCGTGTCGCATCAACAATGCCGATGCCGTACTTCCCCCCGATGAAAGAGGGGTCGGAGCGGTCAAAGGATTTGGCGAGGATGCGTAAGAAGGCGTTGCTTGCGATGTGGGACCACAATCGTATGCCGTTGAAAATGCGTCGACGTGCCCGACACTTGTTGGCGTACTCGTCGTCACCTGTGGTTATCCGACCGGATTTCAAGAAGCAATCCGCAATGTGGACCATCCGCAACCCGTTGGACACTTTCGCTGCACCTGTTGAAGATGTTGATAATCCGGTGCCGGACAATGTGGTGTTTGCGTACACCAAACCGGCGAAGTGGATGTACGACAACTATCCGATGCAGATGGCAATGTTGGGTTTGAAGAATGTTCGCCGTGACACCCAAATGACCATTTTGGAATATGTTTGCGCGAACGAACTGGTCATGGTGTGCATGGGTGCAGCTGATGACGGGTTTCTGACACCACGTGAACGTGCACAGTTCCCCGCTGTGGAACTGGAACGGATTGTGAACCGCACCGAAATGCCGATGGCTGTGGTGCCACAACGCATCACGTTGGATATTCCTCGCGGACAGTTCGATGGTTTGTTGGGGATGTATTACACACGTGCCCGTTTGCAAGCGTTGACAGAAATCGCTATCGAACGTGGCATCTTCCCTGACGAGTATCTGGTTGCGCGACCTGGTGAGAACCCTGAGATTATTCAGATTGCTGATGGCAAAACCGGTCAGTTGGGTGTTGTTAAGGGTGGCGATATTCAACAGTTGCAACAGAACCCTGGTTACAAAACCGATGTGGCGTTGGACCGTTTGGAACGTCAGGAAAGATTAGAAGGTGCCATTCCCGCTGAGTTCGGTGGCGAGTCTGGCACCAACATTCGTACGGGTCGCCGTGGTGAGAACGTGTTGTCTGCCACTGTTGATTTTCGTGTGCAGGAAGCCCAAGCGTGTTTTGAGGCTTCACTGTTTGAGGAGGACCGCATCGCTATCGCTGTGGAAAAAACGTACTTCGGGAACACCACCAAGTCGTTTTTCATCCCAGGTCGTGTCAATGGTGGTCAAAGCGATTATGTGCCGAGCAAGATTTGGGAAACCGATTTCCACTACGTGAACTATCCATCGTCTGGTTCTGATGTGAACGCTTTGATTGTTGGGTTGGGTCAGCGTTTAGGTACAGGGTTGATGTCAAAAGAATCAGCCCGTGAAGCGGACCCGCTTATCACCGACCCTGAGCTGGAGAAGGACCGGTTGGTTGCTGAGGGTGTTGAGGCTGCGTTGTTGCAATCAATCCAAGCGCAGGCTGCTGACCCGAACGGGCCGTACCAACCAGACGATTTGGCGTACCTCACCAAGTTGACTGTTGTTGAGAATGTGCCGTTGTACGAGGCTGTTGCCCGCACTCAGCGTCGCGCTCAGGAACGTCAAGCAACACCGGCTGAACCTGGCACACCGGAAACAATGCCTGGGTTGGCTGCACCTGGTATGGGTGCCGAGCAACCTGGTGGTGCCCCTGATTTGCAAGGGTTGCTAAGTAGGCTTGGTGGTGGTGGCGGTGCTGGTGCTGCTCAGGCTCCTGGCACACCTGGTTCTGTTTTGTCTCTCGCATCAAGGTTGGGTTAAATGTCAGACGCACAGGCGTATCCGAACAGGTCAGATTTGCGGAACCCCGCAGCGAAAATGGCGGCGACCGCTGCACCAGGTCAAACCTACGGTGAGGCTGGTGCGCAGATTGCGTCGCAACGTGCTGTGCCGATGGGTGAGTCTCCGGTGACGAATGTGCCGATGCCTGGTTCGTTGGGTGATTTGGCTCGACAAACAGAACGACCAATGGAACCGGTGACTGCTGGTGCTAACGCTGGTCCTGGCCCGTCATTTTTGGAAGCAAACATGCCTGTTGTCACGAACACTTTTGACCCTGTTGTTGAGGAGTTGCAGGTGTTGTACAAGATGTTCCCGAACGATGACCTTGCTAACTTGTTGAGTTCTGTGCAGTATGGCGGTCTTTAGTGGACCGTTACTCTCTAAAAGATTTTGAGGTTGCGGCTAACACGCTGAACAGTGTTACGTCGCAACGACAGTCGTTTGTGGCGCAAGCCAACCCTCAGGTTGCGCAACGACTTGGTGATATTTACCGCCAGTACCCGATGCTTCCGGCTGGTGTGGCGTTATCAGCAGCGAAAGCAGGGTTGTCTGATGATGCTGTGAAACAGATTGCGGAACGGGCTTACAAGGTTGCGGAAACAAACCCTGATGCGTTGAACGGCCCTGATGCTGAACCGAAGTCGTTTATGGAACGGAACCTGTGGTCCAAGTTGCGTACCGGTTCACGGTGGACAACCGCAGCGTTGAACCTTCCTGTTGAGTTGATGCTGGGTGGTGCGTCACAGTTTTTCACTGGTCGTGGTGAGGGTGTGAAAGGTTGGTTTGCAAGCACTGAACTTGGCACGATGGTGATGGAGGATGAGCGGTCTGGTTCTGGTTTTTTTGTTGGTGGGGAAGCCAAAAAAAATCAGGGTCGACGTACGCGTGAGTTCCGTGGTGAGATTGGTGGTCATGCGTGGTCAATTGGTCGCGGGTCCGCATCATTGTTTCTACCGGAAAACAGCACCGCGTTCAACCTTGTTTCAGGGTTGATTGATGTTGCATTCACATTAGCTGTTCCGGTTGTTCCTGGTGCGAAGCAAGTTAGTGCGGCGTTACAGGGTGCGGCTGCCGCTGGTAAAGGTGGCAAGGTTGTTGAGACTACTGCTGACATTGCAAGCCGGAT